TATGAAAGATAGCATTTTAAATTATATAAGACTATCCCTGGATGTTTGTGTCGACAACCTTCTGACCAACGGCGTGCGGCGCTCTCTGTTTCCGTACCACCGGAAGCAAGCGCATACGGATGTCGCCCCAAGCGTGGGCAATCAGTTTTGCAGTGATAATATTCGCTGTGATGTAACCATCGCAACCCTCTCGATCTCAAGAAGAGAGGAATATACGTTTTGTCCGAGACGTAAGATGACAGCACCGGGGTTACCCTACCCGATACGGAACTGCCTGCGATAAAGGCGACATTTAATTGGGCTATGACTCAGCCATGGACAATCCTCTTATGGATGTCGATCAGGCTTGATGCGCATACGCATGCATCGAGGAACCAACTTGTAAAGGACCACCTCAACTCTCGGAGTTGTACCAACCATTAAACCAACATGTCGAACAATAATCAAAATCAGCAAACAGGGGACGATGAGCCAGGACATCACCAAGCAAGTTCAAGTGGCAAGAAGAAGGTCCGCCGTGGCCGTAATAAGCAAGGCCCTCAAAAGGGGGCAACCCAGGTCGCCAAAACCTCACAAGTAAAACAAGGAGAGTTTGGCGGCTCTGGTGGCCGTTCCAAGGGAGGTGGACACGCCAAGAATCAGAAGAAGCAGGCAAAAGCAAGCAATCAGAGGCCTTCTTCCGCCGGTTCAGGACGTGGCGTTAACACCTCAACTCCTGAAGAGCGTGCTGTGGCAACACAGTACAATCAACGGGAACAAGAACAAAACAAGCAACAAGCTCGTGTATTTGTGGATACACATCACTCTTCCATGAGGACAGTGGAGGAGCTAGAGTATGGTGGGGCAGACCATGGTAACCCCCTATCTCCACGGAGCAATTACACGGATATGTCCATGAACTCTAATGTATCGCACATCTTTAGCAACGAGTCGACGGGTAATGAAGGACCCCGCGTCGAAAGAGGTGACACTGTGCATGAGGACTCTGAATCTGATTCTGAAGAGAAGAAGGTTGAGAATCCTTGTGATGCCTTTGCTTTCGAACCGACGAAGCGCCATGCCAAGGGACTCCCTGGTCAAAACTCAAGCTACCTTCAAGAAGGTGACTTGAGCTCGATCCAGGTGGATTCTCTCGAGAGAACTCAGTTGTTCTCGAGCGATTCCACGGACTCAAACGTCCGGAATCACTTTGGCATTGACGCGTTCGGTCCGAAACGCAAGTTGGCACCTACAGTGTTACCTCACGGCGTAGGCAACCTTTCATGGCACCTGCCGACCTCACTTGCTGATAAGTGTGCGGTAATTGAGAGTGGATGGACAGGTGGTGACTCTGATCAGGACCCCTTTGTGCAGGCTTTACCAAGCTTGCGCAGGGCGTTCAATGACAAAGCCACAATCATCGAGTATCCGAACCTGCCTTCTTGGATCAGAAACCAAGTTGAGCCCATGATCAACGAGCATTTATTTGCTGCCGCGAAGGCAGCAGTACCTCGTACTTGGGCTGAGCGTTTTGGTCTGGAGGGCTGTGTGCCC